CTTTGCTGATTTTGGATGTCTTGACCTTTGAATTCAGGTCAATTTCCATTTTCATCTTCTTGAATGCTTCAAGATAGTCCGATGTTGACAGATTCGGTCTTCTGGTTCTTTTCTGTTTTTCCATTTTATATTGGTTTATTTATTACTATTTGAACATTTCAGAATGCAACAATGAAGGTCTGATTTTTATCATGCAATCCAACATTGTTCTTTTCAAGTTGTATGCAAGTCTTTCTTCATCAGATTTCTTGATGCTGAATTCCATCACAATTGAATCATGATTATCATTTTCATTCAAGAACAATTCTGGATGATTGATTTCCATGTATTTTTTTACTTTTTCAAACTGATTCTGGTTTCTGACAACATAAAATTGACATTCATCAATGGTCTTTTCCAATGACTTAATGAATGCAAGTGCTTGATTTTCAACTGATTGTGTGTTTTTAGTCTTCATTTTTTCCGTTTTGTTTCTTCAAAGATATACTTTTTTTCTTTTGTGATTCACATTTCAGAAAAAAAAAGTTATTTCAATCTGATTTCCTTGATTCGTTTTTTCATTTCTTCCATCATTTCAATGATTTCATGTTTCATGAAATTTGCTGGTCTTTGACTTTTGAATTCAAGTTCTTCCAGTTCTTCTTGACTTATTCGTTTTGTGATGTTTTTTCTGTATTCATGGACATTTCCACGAAGATGTTGATTGCAGTGAACACACTGACCGAAAATGTTTGTCAAATCGAATCTGATTGATGGATATGAACCGACTGAAAAAAAATGTCCAGCATCAAATTTTGCTTTCAATTGTTTGTTGCATGAAATGCATCTTTTGTTTCTGTCACGTAAACGAACAAACGTGTTCACCAATGTCTGCAATTCTTGAAGATAGTCTTGCAGTGTCTTCAATGATTCTTTCTTTTCCTTCCATCTGATATTGTCATCCAGTTTCTGCTTCTTCTTGATTTTGGACAACTTTTCCATTGCTTCAATCAGTTTGCAATCTTGATTCCAGCAATACTTTTCAAGTGAACTGAATCGTGGTTCAAATGGTGTCTTGCAGTTTTTACATTTTTTCATCTTCAAAAAGTGTTAATTGATTTTTATCAATCAAAATGATTTGTTCGTTTTTAAGCAGTTTAATGAATTCTTTGTTCTTCATGACATGATTCTTCATTTCTGATTCAATCGGTTTGTCAAACCATTCAAAATCATCACTGGTCAAATCATTTGCATCATGTGAATGAATCATTTTTCTTGTTTCAATGATTTGTGCTTTCATCACGTGAATTTTGATGTCTTCAAATCAACAACCATTTCCCAAATTCCGATTTCACCTTCACGATTTTTTGCAATTATCAATTCACACACATTCGTGGAATCATTTCCATTGTATGTTTCACCTTCACCAAAGTATTCAGGTCTATGAAGGAATGCAACAATCGATGCATCTTGTTCAATTTCACCACTTTCTTTCAAGTCTGGAAGTGATGGTCTTTTTCCAGTTTTGGATGAATCACGTGAAAGTTGTGCAAGTGCAAGACATGGAATCTGCATATTTTGACAAATCAGTTTCAATCCATTGCTTATTTCAGAAACAACTTCATATCTTGACCTTGATGTTTTTGGTTGTATTTTTTGAATGTAGTCAACAAAGAACAAATCAATCTGGTGTTCACGTTTCAATTTGTTCATTTCAGATGCAATGTCATTGATGGAATGTGAACCTTCAAAAATGAATATGTTCTTCCAGATGTCCATTTCTTGAACTTGATAAATTCGATTCATTTCTTGTTGATTGCAATTTCCGAATTTTATTTTGTTGGAATCGATTCCAGAAATGTTTGCAAGGATTCTTCTGACCATTTGTTTCTTTGTCATTTCCAGTGCAAAGAATGCAACTTTCTTTCCTTGCATGACCATCTTCACCATCGTGTTCACACCGAATGCAGTTTTTCCCATTGCTGGTCTTGCACCAACAACCATCACATCCACTGGTTCAAGAAGAACCACTTGATTCAAAAATGAATATCCGATTTCAGTTCCACAAATTTTTCCATCTTTTGCATCGATGTGGTCTTTCACAACATCAAAAATCACATCAACATTTGATTTGTCTTTCTTCTGGTCAAACTTCACATCATTTCCAGATTGAATGATGTCATGAAATTTCGACATGGTCAAGTTTTCTGATTCCAGAAGAACATCAATTTGATTTCTGATTGCAAGTGCTTTTTCAAACACCACTTCTTGAATGCATTGTTCGAACAATGATGACAATCGAAGAACACTGGTCAGTGAATATGCTTCTGATGTCAAGTGTGAAATCTGGACAACAACTTTCTGGTCAAACCAACCATTTTCTTTGAATTGCAATGTGATGGTCAACAAGTCAATGTCTTTCTTTTGCTTGATTAATTGAACCATTGATTCGTGGATTCGTTTCTGGAATCCAGTCTTCAAAAATCTTTCATCAATTCGACTGAAAGTTTCAATGCAATCAGTTCTGGTTTGTTGCATCATCAAACCGAAAATTTGTTCAATTGCTGGTTTCATAGTGTTGGAATGTATTTTGTTGAAACAATCTTCACTTCTGCAACTTCATCATTCCAGCATTCACCATTGAACCATGTCAGAAGATTCTTTCTGAATTTGACATCTGGTGTTGATTGAACATATTTTCGTGCTTGTTCCTGAATCCATGTTCTTTTTCCTTTTGGAATCTTCTTCCATGCTTTGAAACATTTTGCTTTGTCAATTTTCTTTCCATACAAATTCCAGAAGATGTCAAACAAAAGAATATCATTTTCATTATCATTATCATTATCATTATCACTATCGTGGTTTTTTGGGTTTGATTCGGTTTGATTCGGTTTTTCAGAAACCATGTCGGTTTTTTCGGTTTCTGTCTTTTTCGGTCTTCCACCAAATTTTCCATTTTCACGATTCTTTTCACATTTCACTTCATATTTTTCGAAGTCACGTGTGAATTGATTCTTGAAAGGAATGAAACACATCTTCATTGCAAAGTCCAGTTCTGGTTCTTGTCCAGAATTGAAGTCACGAATTGCTTTGAAAAGAATTCCAGATTGTTCATTTGTCAGTTCATCCAGAACCGAAAGTGCATCCATGTGAAGGATGAAAGATGTTTTTTTCATGATTGATTGTTTTGATTGTTTTTGCAAATATACTTTTTTAATTAGATTTTTGATTTGATGACCTGAAACCAGACACCATCAATTTCAATTTCTTTGAAATCTGACTTCTTGATGAATTCCATCGAATATGACACCACTGCACTTCCATTTCTGAATTCATTGATTTGTGTTCCATTCATCAACTGATGTGACAACATGGTGAATGTGGATGAAATATCTGCAATGTCTTCAACTTGCATCTTGATGATGATTTCCTTTTTTTTGAATGGATGTTTTTTCATGATTTGTATTTGATTTCAAGATAGTCAAGATATAATTTTACATTGAATGAACCACCTTTGTCAAGACAATCTGTCAATGTTTGGTTCTTCCAGAACTTGATGCAGTGCATGATGTCTGGTGGATGTGGAATGAATACATTTTCCACTTCAATTTTTTCTGGTTTGGTTCTTTGGTTTTTCATTTTTGAATGATTTTTTTGATGATTGATGAATGTTTGTCGATTTTGATTTTTGCTTCTGCAAGACTTTCTGCATGAATGATTGTCTTGTGTAGTGCAATTCTTTTGAAAGTGATTCCACTGATTTCAAACCAGTGGAATTCGAATGTCTTGATTGCTTCCATTATTTTCATTTTATGTTTTTGATTCTTTGAAGAAAAGTTGATTTCACACCACGAAATTCATCATGTTTGATTGTTCCAGTCATGGTTGTTGTGTCACCTTTTTCAATTGAAGATGTATCGAATCCAGAATATGTTTTGCCTTCATGAATTTCTGTCCATGCAACACTTTTTGTCAATCTTGATGTTCCTTTGTAGGTAAAAACACGATTTTCAGCATCAATGAATTTGTAAATGTTGACAAATCCGAATGCAGATTCATATCCAGTCACCTTCACACAAGTCAAATTCAATTCAATTCTTTGACCAGATTCAAAATGATGGTCTTCTTTTTCAAGTGATTTTTGTGCAAGAAATTCAGTGTTCTTGTCATATTGTTCACAAGAAATGAAACCTTGTCTGACACCGATTCTGTCTTCCATTTTTCCAAGATTCATCTGAACTGCAACTTCTTGTGCAATCTTGCAGAAATCTTCACCACCGAAAAAATTATTCATCCATTCACCAGTGTTTTCATGTTTAAGTGGTGAACCTTTTGCAATCCATGTGATGAATTTTGGTTCACAATCTTTCAATTCAACACCATAATTTTTCCCAAAACGAACCATTGAATCAGTCCATTTGTAGATTTTTTTGATTGCATTCAAATCTTGTGTGTTGTCAATGACAAGTGATGAATCAACACCAATCTTTTGTGCATATTCATGTGCTTTCTGCATTGCAATTTCTGCATCGGTGGACAAGTTCTTGATGAATCGTGGTTTCACGTATTGTGAACCATCAATGAAGTCAATCCACATTGTGTGCATCTTGTTCTTCTTTCCTTGTTCCACGATGACCATTTTTCGTGGATGTCCTTGTGTTTGTGTTTGTGCTTCCATGTTTTTCTGTTTTTGATTGTTTTTAAAATTTAAAAGTGGTTGCACTATGCAACCACCTGAACCATTGATTTGTAAAGAAGTGAATGAATTCTTTTTCCGAATACAAAACAATTTCTTCCATTGTTTGTGAAATCTGATTTCAAAACAAATCCTTGATTGTCTGTTGTTTTGAAAAATTCCATTGCTTGTGAAACAAATAATTTTTCAGTGTTGATTTCAAGATTTGTTTGTGCAAGAATCATTGTTTTTGTTAGTTTGAAGTTGTTCATTTTGTCTGTTTTTACATTATTTCGTCACCATTGACATCACAAATATATCCTTTTTTTCTTTCTTGATACCAACAAGGTGAAAAAAAAACCATCAAAACCATCATGGTTTTCGAAAAACCGAATGAATTCAATGGTTTGAGAATGAAAAATAAATTGAATTATTTTTTCAGAATTCTTTCAAAAGACAATATGACACCACTTTTTGTGGTTTCAAAAGTTCAATGATTTCAAGATATTTCTTTTTGTTGTTGACTACCTGACAACCAAGTGACCAACCACCGATGATTTCCTTGATTTCAGTTGATGTCAAATTGTATGTGTTTGAATGGAAATTGATTCCACACATCACTGGAAGTGAAAGACCTTCTTCAATCTTCTGGTCTTTGTCACCATCACGTGAAATCAAGAATGGTTTCACTTGTCGCAATGCTTCCATTTTTCCACGATGCAGACCAAACTTCCAAACATTGTAATAAAATTCATTTGTCTTGATGACTGCAACACCTTCTGCATTGTATGTGTTGTAATTCATCAAACCATTCTTTCCAGCATTGGTTGTTCCAGAAGTCACCATGATGAATTGTTGTCCTTTGAAGATGTAAAATTTGTCATCAAAGACATTGAAAGTGTCTTCTTGTGACTGAACACCAAGAATCCAGTATTCATTCGGAAATTGCTTGAATGATGGAAGTGACTTGACTTTGTTCAGAAGTTGTGCATCGGTGTAGTTTTTAACCATTTTTCTTTTTTCTATAAATTAGTGCAGAAATGACAAAAGTGAAGACCAGAATGACCATCACTTTTTCCAGTGGTTTGTTCGAATCATCCTGAATGAACTTTTCCACTTCATGTTGAAGAACTTTTTCGATGATGATTGTGTCCTGAATGACCAGATGACCATCGATTTCTTTTGTGTTGTGTTTGAAAATGGTGTCACAATACAACAATGAATCATCAACATCTGACAAATCATCAAATTTTGGTGTTTTCATCAATTCTGGAAGACTTTTTGAATCTTCTTGTCCATTTCTGTCACTTGCAGAATAAAGTTCAGCAGATGTCATCAAAATGAAAATGATTGCAATTAGTGTTTTTTTCATGGTTTTTTGTTTTTTGAATTGAATTTTCTTCGAATCCAGTCAATGACAATGTCATAAACATCATTCACAAAATCATCAAGTTTTTCAGTCAGTTCATTTGCAATCCATCCAACACAAAACGAAATCAAGATGATGA